CGCGTGGTATGGGGGATGTGAAACTATGACCACGCAAGGCAACGAACGCGAACTATCGGCCAGGGAACAGTCTATTTTGGATATGTACCTGGAAGGCAAGACGATGCGGCAAATCGGGGCGGTCCTCAACATGGACTTCTCGAACGTCTGCCGCACCCTCCGCCGCCCCCGCGTCCGTGCCGTCATCGACGAGCGGATCTCTGTCCGGGTCTCCCGAGCCATTGAGCGGTCCTCCAAGACGCTCAACGAAATGCTCAAGATCGAGGCCGAACTTGCCCGCAGCGGTGGACGCGATGATGCGGTCAAGCTCAAAGCCGCTCAAGGCATCATCGAGCGCAGTATGAAACTCATTGCCCCCTTGCCGCCCGAGGTTCCCGAAGCCCCCGAGTCCCCCACCATCACCGAAGCCGACGTCCGCGCCTATGCCGCTGCCCACGGCCTCGCGCTGGTCCCCGTCCCCCTCGACGACTACACCCCCGAAGACGCGGCCCCCGCCAATGACCCGGGCTGAACTTGCACTTCTGACGACTGCCGCTTTCGTTCAGACCTACTTTACCGACGACTTCGGACGCCCCCTCCGCCTCTCGACCGGTCAGCGATTTGTCTGCGCCAAACTCGACGAGGGCATCTTCAGCGGCAACCACCTTGGCGCCGGCGTCGAGATGGCTCGTGGACACGGCAAGTCGATGTTGATGAAAGCCGCCGTTGTTCGGGCCTTTCTCCGCACGTTCTACGCGCCCGACGCGTGGGGGTCACGCTACGCCGCACTCCTGACCAGCGGGCGCCTGTACGCGCAATTCAGCCGGGACATCGGGAGTATCGTCACCGGCACCGGCGCCCCCCTCGCCCTGGAAAACGGCACCCCCCTCCTGCATCGGGATTACTGGCTGCGGCCCGGCTACATGCACCCCAACCGGAAGGAAAAGGAGCTTCAACTTTGGAATCAGGCCGATAAGCTGATCTACGTTGGCAACTGGGACCACCCCTGCCGCCTGTCAGTCCGTGGCATGACTGCGGGCAGAGGCGATGTGCGCGGCTTGACCCAGGGCAACCAACGCCCCGACCTGCTTATCGTCGATGACCCCATGAAGGAGAGCGAGGCCGATAACGAGGAGATTACCGAGAACGTAATCACCTTCGTCAAACGCTCGTTTATCCCCTGCGGCTCCCCCTCCGCGAAGATCGGGTTCTTCGGCACGCCCTTCAACGACAAGGATCTGATCACCCAGGTATGCGGAAACGCCCGCACCCCCCCCCTGGTCGCAGAATGGCCCGGGCTTGTCCGTTGCGCCCTCCCCGCCATCCACGCCCGCACCCAGGCGCTACTCTGCCCGCAAATCTGGACCCAAACCGGCATCGACGAGCGGCGCCAACTGGTAGGCTCTCGCGCTTTCAACCAGGAGTATCTCCTCGACCCAAGCGGAGGCGGCGTCAAGCACTTTGAGCCAGCCTGGATCACCCAATGGACCCTCCCCATCCCTGCCCGGAAGAAGATGCAGCGGTTCATGTACTTGGACCCGAGTCTGGGCCGCACCGCGCAGAGCGACTACAGCGCCATCGTCATCCTCGACTATGACCCATTGGATAAGGTATTCTGGGTTCGCCTCTGCGACATGCAGCGCCGCCGCCCGCAAAAGCTGGTCAGCGACTACCTCGACCTCTGGCAATCATGGCAGCCCGACCGCCACGCAACCGAGGATGAAGGCGCTCAAGAGCTTCTCATTCCTATGTTCGCAGCCGAGGTCAGATCCAGAAACTTGCCCCTCCTAGCCATCCCCCGGCTCCAGTCGTCAGAAGGCGTCTCAAAGGTGCAACGCATCAAGCGCCTGTCCCCGATGATGGAGTTTGGAAGCCTGCGGTGGGCTGACGATGGCAACCACAAAGACCTGCGCCACCAAGCCAGCAATTGGGGCGGCACCCCCAACGAAACTGACGACGCCCTCGACGCCTTAGAGGGGTGTGTCCGCCTTGGGTCATCAACCGGCGCCCCCACCCCCAACGGCTTCGCGCGCATGAACGCTTGACAAACCACCTTCCTTCCGGTAGCCCCTACACATGGCTAAACTCCCCATCGACCCGAACGCCGCCCCACCCCCACGCCAGGGATACGGCGGCTTCCCTGTCTACGGGAACCGCTCCTACCCCGGAACCGATGAGTTCCATCCTGAGCTTCAAGGCGGCAAAGCAGACCGGAAATACCGGGAGATGCTGGCTAACCACGCCCTGACGGCCAGTTCGTTCCGCATTCTGACCCAGGTAAGCCGGGGCGCCCATTGGTCGATCCTCCCCGCCGCCGACACCCCAGAGGCCATCGCCGCCGCCGACGAGCTGCGCGCCGCATGGGATGCGATGACCACCCCCTGGCCTGACGTTCTGGCCGAGATGCTAACCGCCATCCCCCTCGGCTGGTCCTGGCATGAGGTGGTCTACAAAAACACCCCCGACGGAATCGCCTGGGACGGCCTCTATTTCTGCCGTCAGGATAGCCGCCTCGACTGGCGATGGGATGACGGCGGGCGCTACGTCACCGCTTTGGACCAACTGACCCGTGCCGGCCAGTCTGCCACCATCCCCGCCGCCCGCGCCGTGCATTTTGTCCCCGACACCACCAACCAGGGGCCAGAGGGCGGGCCGTGGTTACGCACGATCTACATCGACTATCGCAACCAGCAACAGATCATGACATCACTCGGGGTAGGCGTCCAAAAAGACGCAACCGGGATGCTCGTCACCCACATCCCCACCGAAACCTGGAACCTCGCCACCGAAGGCGACGCAACCGCAACCGCAACCGTGGAAGCCATCAAGAAGGGCACCGCCAACCTGCAACGCGGCGAACGCGAGGGCATCGTTCTCCCCTCTGCCACCAATAGCGACGGCACCCCCTCCGGCTGGTCAGTCGAACTCCTCAAAGCAGGCGGACAACGCCAGTTTGATCACGTTGAAATCGTGCGCATGTACGAGCAACGCATCGCCACCGGCCTCTTGACCCAGTTCCTGCTACTCGGTCAAGAGAAGTCCGCCTCCTTCGCCCTTTCCAGCGACCAGACCGCCCTCCTTGCCTTTGTTCTCACCGGCATCCTCGACTCCCTCTGCGCCACCGTCAAGCGCCAACTGTTCGCTCCCTTCATCGCCCTTCGCGGCCTTGACCCGGCACTCTGCCCCACCCTGGCACATGGCCCCATCGACGAGCCGAGCCTCAAGGATCTGGCCGAACTCCTCAAAGCGGGGGTTGGCAGCGGCACTCTGACGCCTGACCCGGCCCTTGAGGACCACATCCGCCGCCTCGGCGGATTGCCGCCCCGCTCCTCTGAGGGTGAATCCCTGTGACCCCCTGGGAAGCCAGCCTCGAAGAACTCGCCCCCCTTGAGGGTGAGTTGCGCCGCGTCTTCGCGCTCTATCTGCGCCCTCCCGACCTCCCCGACGACCTCACCCCCGAGGCCATTGCCGCGCTCTACCCGCCTGAGGCTCAGGCCACCATCCAAGCCGCATGGGAAGCCATCGCCGCCCAAGCCATACTCACCGCAGCCGCAGCCCAATACAACGCCCTTGACCTGTCCGGTAGCTTTGACCTCGCCAATCCCTACGCCGCCGCCTTCCTGGCCGAACACGGCGCCGCGCTCGTCACCGAGATCACCGCGACCACCCGCGTTGCACTCGCCACCGCCCTCACCACCTACGCCACCGAGGGCCTGTCTGCCGACCAGATCGCCCGCGCAATCCGCCCCTTTGTCGGCCTCCACAGCCGGCAAGCCGCCGCCCTGCTTGCCTACCGCGCTGAACAACTCGCCGAAGCTACCACAGCCCGCCTCCGCACCGCCGCCGAGGCCCGAATCGCCCGCTACGCCGCCCGCCTTCTCCGCGAACGTCTCACCACGATCGCCCGTACCGAGCTGGTCACCGCCCACGCCCGTGGCACCCTTGACAGCTGGCGCGAGGCCGATCGACAGGGCTTACTCCGCCCCGGCGCCCGCAAAGTCTGGCTCACCGCCCCCGGCGAACGCACCTGCGACATCTGCCGCCCCCTCGACGGCGTAAAGGTCGCCCTCAACGAGCCTTTCCCCCGAACCGGCGCCCTTGCCCCCACCCTTCACCCGAACTGCCGTTGCGCGATGGGCCTGACCTATGCCTGAGCTATTACACGCCCCCAAAGCCGTAAAGGCTGAACTCAAGCGCGGCCTGGATTGGGTAGCCGAAGGGCACGGCGGCGATGGCCTCCGCGACCGTACCAAAGCCGAGGCCCGCGCCCTCCTAAACGACGAGCCGATTACCCGCGACAAAGCGGTGAGGATGCGCGCATGGCTCGCTCGTCACGAGGTAGACCAGAGGGCTGAGGGCTTCCGCCCCGGCGAACCCGGCTACCCCTCCCCCGGTCGCGTCGCCTGGGCGCTCTGGGGTGGCGATCCTGCAATCCCCTGGTCTGACCGGGTGGTGAACTATTTCGAGAACGAGGAAAACATGAAAAAAGCGTATGGATACCACGGCTTTCACGAGGCGATGGAAGTCTCCTATAAGCCGCCCGAGCTCCCCAC